AGTCAGCAAGAAGATCCTTAGCCTAAAGAACACATTTAAGACTGCTGAGCAGATGTCAGCAAGGCTGGGAAATTTGCTTATGAGGGTCTTGAATCGTGCAATCAAGTACATTGAAGACATTCACAAGGCTGCTGCAGATGGGAACATCACTTCCAAAGCTGCATCTTGGATCTTCTCCAAGATGCCTATAGATGTCCTTACTATCTTCAGGAAGATTCGGACAGAAGGCGTCCCAGGCATCAAAGAGTTTATTGTTAAGCTGTTTGGACGCAAGAGTGTGCAGCAGACCGTTTCTGCTGCACAAGTAAAGCACGCAGTGGTTGATAATCTTGAAGATGTGGATGGCACAGGTAGTACAGACGAGTTTCCTGAGGAGCCAAGCCTGACCAGTTTTGAAAGCAATTCACACATCTACGGCTTGTTTGATGATGTAGATAACAACGGTGTAGATGATGCCAAACAGAATCTCGGTAGTGCACCAACTGGTGCAGTTGTTGGCGAGGGGCGGAAGAGAAAAGGCAAAGTCAAGTCTCCTGCGAAGAAGCTCAGTCTCAAGAACGCAATGGCTGGAGATGACTCCGCCGTGGATGAGACAAGCACAGTTGCAGGTTCACTTGGCACACCCGGTGAGCCAGGCGCAGGTGGGTACATCACTCCACTGGGGATGAAGCCGTCAGGATCGAAAAGGAAAACGCTTGACCAGCTGATCCCAGGATATGAGTTCGTGGGAGGCGGTTATCCTTATTCTCGTTAATCATTAAATAAATGAGATTTCGAATGAACATCGGGCATTGAGCAAGTTAGACTGGTTGTGCGCTTCGGCGCGTTAACCAAGTCAACAAGGAAGCTACTCAATGGCACTCGATCTCGAAGCAATCAAACGTCGCATGGCACAACTCTCTGGTCGTCAATTTGGCGCTCAGTGGAAGCCTAAGCCGCCCAGCGAGCATTACGTTCGCATCATTTCCATTCCGGACAATGACGGCGAGCCCTGCGCTACTCGCATGTTCTACTACAATATCGGCAAGTTCCCGATCATTGCACCGTCTCAATTCGGCAAGGCCGATCCTGTTCAGGAGCTGATCAACAAGCTCCGCGAAGATGGCTCACCCGAGTCCAAGGAGCTGGCAAAGAAGCTCTATCCCAAGCCTAAGCACTATGCAGCAGTGATTGTGCGGGGCGAAGAGGACAAGGGTGTTCAGCTCTGGGGATTCAGCAAGGGCGTATACCAGTCAATTCTTGGTATCATGATGGATCCTGACTACGGTGATATCTCTGATGTCGAGAAGGGTCACGACATCAAGGTGACGATCAGTCAGCAGCCTGCCAAGCAGTACTGGGACACTGCCATCATGGCACGTCCGAAGCCCACGGCTCTTTCTTCCAATCAGGAAGATGTGAAAAAGTGGACGTCAAACATTCCTGATGTTGACTCGTTGAATCCTGTCAAGACCTATGAGGAGCTCGAGAAGGTCCTCAATGATTGGCTCAACTCGCCTACTGAGGGTAGCGGTGAGCAGGAAGAGAAAGTCACTTCTCGTCCGCCTGTTTCTTCCGTCAAGAAGCCCGGTGGTAAGTCACTCGATGATGTGTTTGCTCAAATTGAGAACAACGAGGATTAGTCAATGAAGAAGAAGCCTGTAAATGAGACAGTAGAAGGTGAGTCTGATGACTTCACCATAGACCTGATTAAGTCCCTAAACAAGGAGCACGGCAGCAGGATTGCCTACAACCTCGCTTCAGATGAGTCACCGACTCACGTTAAGAGGTGGATCTCAACAGGCTCAACTCTTCTAGACTACAACGTCTCGAACCGTAGAGACGGTGGGCTTCCTGAAGGTCGCATTATTGAGATCTTCGGCCCACCGTCCATCGGCAAGTCACACATCGCTCTGCAAATCTGCAAGACCACCCAGAAGATGGGTGGCATTGTGGTCTACATCGATACCGAAAACGGCACTTCTGTAGAGAATCTGCATATGCTGGGTGTCAATGTCAACCGCGGCTTTGTGTATGTTGACACGCACTGCACTGAGGAGGTCTTTGAGGTCGCAGAGAAGACGATCATGAAGGCCAAGGGGATGGCAAAGGATATTCCTATCACCATCGTCTGGGACTCAGTTGCTGCATCTTCACCGAAAGCCGAGCTTCTTGGCGAGTACGAAAAAGACACCATCGGCTTGCAGGCTCGTGCAATCTCAAAGTGTATGCGAAAGATTACCGGTATCATCGGCGATCAAAGCATTCTCTTTGTGATCCTGAACCAGATCCGCACCAAGATCGGTGTCATGCATGGTGATCCGACGACGACCCCCGGTGGCATGGCGATTCCATTCCACGCCTCAGTTCGAATCAAGCTCAGCTCTGGCATGCCGATCAAGAACAAGGCAGATGAGGTGATTGGCATTAATGTCATCGCCAAGACGATCAAGAACAAAGTCGCAGCGCCGTTTAGAACTGCAAACTTTGAGATCCACTTTGGCAGAGGCATTGTTGAGCATGAGCAGCTGTTCGATGTTCTTCGCGATGCAGGAGAAAGAACAGTTGGAGACAATATCCTCGTTGCATCGGGAAATGGTGCATGGAAAATCTTCACTGTCACCAGCATCTCTCAGTCAAAGGTGATCATCGAGAAGAAGTTCTACAAGTCAGATTTCAATGAGATGCTTGTAAGTCCTGTCTATGGACCCTATCTACAGGACCTCATCGAGGCTGTCATGGTTCGGAAGATGGGTGAGCCGCAAGTATCTGACATCGATGAGGACTCCTACGAGGAAGTTCGAGCAGCTCTCATGGACATCGCCGAAGACTCTTTAAGTACTTAGACTAGCGGGAGGGGCAAATGCCCTCAGACTCTGCCGCCTTGGGGTCGTCAACTCTTCTTGTTGACGGCCTCAATCTTTTTATGCGGTCCTACATCGCCTACCCTGCGATGACTTCTAACGGTCAGCAAGCTGGAGGCATTGTAGGCTTCATCTCATCGCTAGAAAAGATCATGCGTGAGACTCTGCCTACCCAGGTGATTGTAGTGTGGGAAAGCGGAGGATCTGCGAGAAAGCGACAGATCTTTCCAGACTACAAGCTCAATCGTCGACCTGAGAAGCTTAATCGCTTCTATGAAGATGATATCCCAGACACGGTTGAGAACAGGAACTGGCAGCTTATCATGCTCACACGCGTGCTTAAGTTCCTGCCAATGTGTCAGGTATACGTTCCTGACTGTGAGGCCGACGACGTGATTGGCTACATTAGCAGGTACAGAGTGGGCGGATCCAGAATCACTATTGCATCGTCCGATCGTGACTTCTACCAATTGCTATCAGAGAAGGTTCAGATATTCTCAATTGGGTCAAAACGAACAGTGACTCATGAGACGCTTCTCGCAGATATGGGGATCACATCCCAGAACTTTTGCCTCGCGAAGTCAGTTGTGGGAGACCAAAGCGACAATATTCCCGGTGTAAAGAGTGTAGGCTTTAAGACGCTTGCTAAGAGGTTGCCAAAGTTTGCAAGCGATGTGGACTACACCATAGATGATCTTGTGCTTGACTGTGCATCTGATGGCGGGAAGATTAAGTCGCTTGCTGAGATAGCTGCATCTGAAAGCATCATTCGACGAAACTGGCGACTCTGCTACCTTGACGTGGCCAACATCTCCGGCACTCAAATCGAAAGAGTCAATGGAGTTTTGGACAGCTACGAGCCCAACAGGAACAAGTTGGGAGCTAAGCGTATACTCATCTCCGAGGGGCTTCCAGCAAGTGGAATTGACTCTCTATTCTTTTCACTCAACTACGCAATTGGCACAAAATGACGCACTCAGACTCTTTCGGATCATTCTCCAAATACGGAAAGATCTTCCAAGAGAAGATCTTTCAAGGTCTTTTGACAGACAAGACCTGGGCAATGCAGATGACGGAAGTGATGACACCTGAGTTCTTTGAGCTCAAGTACTTGCGTTTCTTATCGGATCGCTACTTTCAGTACTTCACAAAGTACAAAGACTTTCCGACGCTGAACCTGCTGATCACAATCGTAAAAGAGGATCTCTCTCAAGGCACTGACACGATCTTGAGAGATCAGATCGTAGAGTTCCTTCACAGGATGAAGTCCAACCCCGACATCTCAGATCTTCAGTACGTCAAGGAGAAATCACTTGACTTCTGCAAGAGGCAGACATTTAAGGGTGCCTTGACAAGGGCAGTTGAGTTGATCGAGACCGAGCAGTTTGATGGTGTTGTCAACATCATGAAGGAAGCAGTTGCAGCCGGTCTGCCTGCATCCATTGGACACGACTTCTTCAATGACATTGAGGCACGTTTCACGCGTCAGCGTCGCTTCACGATCTCAACCGGCATCAATCAGCTTGATCGCAAGGACGTTTTGAACGGCGGTCTTGGGAAGGGTGAGCTTGGTGTTGTTGTTGCACCGACTGGCGTTGGCAAGTCGCACTACCTTGTCTCAATGGGGGCGTCTGCTCTCAAGATGGGATACAACGTTGTTCATTACACGTTTGAGCTGTCTGAGACTGTCGTGGGAACAAGGTACGACTCCAATCTCTGCAGGATTTCAGCAACAGATGTGCCTGACTCACGCGACCTTGTTGTGGATGAGTACTCTCGCATGAAGGACCTCGGTCGTCTGATCATCAAAGAGTATCCCACCGGGTCTGCGTCGATCACAACACTTCGAAATCACATTGAGAAGATGATGCTGAAGGGTATTAAGCCCGACATCATGATCATCGACTATGCAGACATCATGCGATCATCACGCAAATACGACTCTATGCGACACGAGCTCAAGCTCATCTATGAGGAGGTTCGCGGTCTAGCGGTCGACATTCAGGTGCCTATTTGGACAGCATCTCAAGCAAACAGGGAGGCTGCTAATTCTGATGTCGTTGGCCTGGAAAACATGTCTGAGGCATATGGAAAGGCAATGGTTGCAGACTTTATCTGCGCAATCTCACGTAAGCCTAGCGAGAAGCTTCTTGGAGGCGCTCGACTTCATGTTGCTAAAAACAGGGCGGGTCGTGATGGATTTGTTTTTCCGATTAAGATCGACACCTCACAGTCTAGGATCGAAGTCATGGATGAAATTGCCGAAATGACGCTTGAAGACATCAACCAGAGTGACTCTTCATCAATGAAAGATCTGCTTCGCAGGAAGTGGAAGGAAGTTCAAGAATCAAAGGAGACAGTCTGATGTACACGCGCGAGCAAATTCTTGAGGCATGCACAAAGTATTTTAATGGCGATGAGCTCGCACCTGACGTCTTCATGAAGTACGCGCTTCGTGATGCGAACGACAATGTCCTTGAAGTCGATCCTGACCAGATGCACCGACGCCTGGCCAGAGAGTTCGCCCGCATCGAGTCCAAGTATCCTAACCCCATGGGTGAGGACGAGATCTATGATCTGCTGAAAGGGTTCAAGGACGTAGTCCCACAAGGCTCTCCGATGTCCGGCATCGGCAACCCTTATCAGCTTCAGTCGCTTTCGAACTGCTTCGTCATCGACCAGCCGCATGACAGTTACGGCGGCATTCTCTTCGCTGACCAGGAGCAAGTCCAGATCATGAAGCGACGTGGTGGCGTCGGAATGGATGTCTCCAACATTCGGCCACGCGGTCAGCCTACCACGAATGCAGCGAGGACTACAGACGGTATCGGTGTCTTCATGGAACGGTTCTCGAACTCCTGCCGTGAAGTTGCACAGGGCGGACGACGCGGAGCTCTGATGCTGACTATCGACTGTCGCCACCCAGAGGTAGAGACCTTCATCGACATCAAGCGTGACCTGAAGAAGGTGACAGGCGCGAACATCTCGATACGGTTCACCGATGAGTTCATGCAGGCTGTCGAGCGCGAGACTCTGTTCACACTTCGCTGGCCAGTTGAGGCGAACCCGCTCGATGCAGAGATCTCAAAGGTCGTCAATGCCAAGCAGGTCTGGGACAAATTCGTCGACGCTGCATGGACGTCAGCTGAGCCCGGTGCGCTTTTCTGGGACAGTGTGGTGAGTCAAGGAATCCCCGACTGCTATCAGGACGTGGGCTATAAGACGATTAGCACAAACCCTTGCGGAGAGATAGCCCTCAGTCCATATGACAGCTGCCGGCTGATGGTTGTCAACCTCACGTCTTTTGTGATGAATCCTTTCACAGACTGCGCGAAGTTTGACTTTGTCAGATTTAATGACGTTGTTGTGAAAGCTCAACGCCTAATGGACGACCTCGTAGACCTTGAGGTTGAGTGTGTGGATCGAATCCTCGAGAAGATCGAGAATGACCCACAGCCTGCGCACGTTAAGCGGATTGAGCACGACCTCTGGAGGGCGATTCGCGCTGCAGGAACAAACGGACGACGCACTGGCCTCGGTATCACAGGTCTTGGCGATGCGATTGCAGCCCTGAATGTTCGATATGGCAGTGACTTCTCTATCTCCATCACGGGAGAGATCTACAAGGCTCTTGCTGTAGGAGCGCACCGATCGTCGCTTATCATGGCGAAAGAGCGAGGTGCTTTTCCAGTCTTCAACTACGACAAAGAGAAAGACCACAGCTACCTGAACAGGGTGATGTCGGCCTGCGGTCAAGAGTTTATTGACATGTGGAAGTCTACCGGACGCCGCAATATCGCTCTCACTACTACCGCACCAGTCGGCTCTGTCTCCTGCCTCACCCAGACGACATCAGGCATCGAACCTGCATTCATGCTCTCCTACAAGCGTCGTCGTAAGATCACGCAGGGTGACCTCACCTCTAAGCATGACTACACCGATCCTATGGGCGACAAGTGGCAGGAGTACACGGTGTACCACCACTGGTTCAAGAAGTGGATGGATGTCACTGGCAAGTCGGATCCCCAAGAAAGCCCTTATTGGGGCGGCACGGCGAACGATATTGACTGGGAGAAGTCAGTTGATATTCAGGCTAATGCTCAACGATGGGTTGATCACTCCATCTCTAAGACATGCAACCTGCCCAGCTCAGCGACGAGAGAGACAGTCAACGCTGTCTACATGAGGGCTTGGAAGACGGGCTGTAAGGGATTTACGGTCTATCGTGACGGCTGTCGATCAGGTGTGCTTGTTGCGACAGACGATGCCAAGACCTCAGACAAGAAGCTAGAGGACGGTCGTCTCATTCCGAAGAGAGACAAGTCTCTTCCCTGTGATATTCACAGGGTCAATATCAGACACGCTGGCGTTGTTGAGTCGTGGGTCGTCCTTATTGGCCACAACGAGGGTCGTCCCTACGAGGTCTTCTGCGGAATCTCCGATAGCATTGAGATTCCAAGGAAGTATAAGAGTGGATTCCTCGCAAAGAACGGAAAGCGAGACGGGATTGCAACCTACAACCTTGTGGTTCCTGTAGGCGATGATGAAGCAATAATGATCAAGGACATCATCAACCTCTTTAACAATCCGACGCAAGGCGCGTTCACTCGAACGATCTCACTGGCGCTTCGTCACAACGTTCCTCTGCAATACATTGTTGAGCAACTGCAAAAAGACAAGGACAGTGACATGTTCTCTTTCTCACGCGTAATTGCCAGAGTGCTCAAGGGCTACGTCCCGGACGGCACAAAGAGCGGAGAGAAGCAGTGCGGTGAGTGCGGATCAGAGCAGATCTTCTACCAGGAGGGATGCATCTCCTGCAAGAGCTGCGGCTGGTCCAAGTGCAAGTGAGAAAATGTCTACAGACTTTGATTTTGCTAGTGAGCTGAAGTCTCACAGATCGGAATATGTAAGCGCATGATACTCATTAATGAAAACCGCCTCCG